CTGTGCCAGAAGCACCGCTGAATGGTGGTGCATAACTAAAGCAGGGCGGCTTTCGGGCCGTCCTTCTTAATTAGATTTTTAGGATTAAGCTATGAACTATGTAACAGTCGAAAGTGTGACTCAAAAGCTAGGGCCTGACTGGTGGGGAACTGGTGATCCGGTTAAAGCTGTAGTGCAGGCTAATGCGTGGCTTAATGCTAGAAATTTACCAGACTATCCGGAAGGCGAAGTGCCAGATGCAATCCTTACAGCTGGAGCTTATCTAGCAAAACTTGCAGCAGCAGGGCAACTCTACACAACTAAAGAAGGTGTAGTAGCATCCAAAACAGTCTCTGCACAGTCTGGCACGTCTGTAAGCAAGACCTATGTTGCTGGAAAAGAAGAAACAGTCAGTGGTGATATGCAATTCATCCTTGATCTGCTTGAGCCATTCTTTAGCGAGAAGTATCACATCAACACCTTTGTTATTACGGAGTAGGCCATGGGAATGCGTGATGAAATTCAGCAAGAACTGGCAGCCGCATTTGATGCAGAGGATGAGCTTGCAGACGCTGTAGATTCCTTCACTTGTACTCGCAAAATATTAACTAGTTCTAATCCAGCTACTGGTGAAGATACTTACACCGAATACGTCTATAGCGGTAGAGGCGTCCTATTTGGAAGCTGGGCAAAAGATTTGGTCAAGCCTATAGATTACCGAGCAACAGACTCTAAAGCCGTGCTACTGCAAAATGAAGTGAAGGATTCAGCAGGAACTTTAGTTAAGCCAGATGTTAATGATATTTGGGTGATTGAAGGTAGTAATTATCGGGTTGTGAGTTACGGAAAAGATCCAGCGGACGCAACATGGATTGCTCAATTGAGGAAAGTCTAATGATTAACTTAGATGATGGGAACTTAATAAGTCAGGCTGTAAACCAAGAGGGCGTTTATCACGCTGAGGTTCGCAAATCCACTAATGGCCCAAAGAAGGTGCTGTTAGATGGCGAAGAATGTAAGTATGTACTCTTTGCAGATACTAACAAAGGCTATCTTATTCGACATAAAACCACCATTGACGGTCGAGTGTTTACAGTAGGGAATGAACCAGTATTTGAGATACTGTTTGGTAAAGTTGAGGTGACTTTTAATGGGCTGGACAAGCAAACCGAGTGCCTTCACTAAAACGATTGAAGCCGATCTAACCAAAAAGCAAAAAGATATTGTGATTGATGCGTTGCAGGGTGTAGTTCTTCAAAGTCCAGTTGATACAGGTGCTTTTAGAGCTTCTCACAGAGTCAGCATTAACCAGACTGACCAATCATTTAATGAAGCAGAGAAAGACAAAGGTGGTGGCTCAACCATTAGCAAAGGCACAAGCGCTTTATCTCGTCTAGTTCCTTATTCGGTTGTATACATCCAAACAAATGCGCCTTATGCCACTGCTATTGAGTTTGGTCAATATCCAAATCCAGTCAAAAAAGGCTCCTACGACAAAAAGGCTAAAAGATACGTTATTAAAAGTATCAATGGGTTTTCACAACAAGCACCTCAAGGTGTCTACGGCTTAACCTTTAACTATATTGCTCAGAAATACGGTGGTTAAAATGGTAATGACTTTAGATCAAGCACGACAAGCCATTATCACTAGAGCAATGGCCTTTACTGGAATTGAGCAAAATCGTATTCAATACCCTAATGGCCCATTGATTAGTATTCCTGTAGATGGACTTTGGTGTGACTTAAATATTCTATGGGGCAGCTCTATCATTGCTGGTGTAGGTGATACTCCTTGCACCAGAAGAACAGGGGTTATTTCAATTAATTGCCTTGCAAGACCTCAAACTAATGAGGCTGATATAACAAAGCTCGCTGATGGTTGGTTAGCCCATTTTGAATACTTTAAGAGCGGTCAGTTAGAAGTACTGCAAGGTCAAGTGCAGAATCTCGGCAGTAATGGTGACTTCATTCAGTACAACATTTCAATAAATTATCGCGTCAATTAACGAATTTAACTTTTAAACGAACCTGTCTTAGTGGCAGGTTTTTTTATGCCTGAAATTCAGGCAAACACTGGCTAGGTTGATCCCCGAAAAGCACGTTTCCATGTTCAACGTGCCTGCCAGTTTATTTTCTTCAAATATCTAATTTTAAAGATAAATCCAAACTTGGGTTAACCGTTTTGCCATACAGATATGTCTCGTTACCGCATGTCTGTGTGGCTTTTTTATTTGGTAACGAGGTAAACGATATGAATGCAATTGTGAAAATTGAAAATCAAACTCCATTTATCGAAGTTGAATTAAATGGAAAAGTCCAACTCGGCGTGAATGCGCGTGACCTACATAAAATGTTAGAGGTTAAGACGGACTTTTCGGATTGGATTAAGCGACGCATTAAACAATGTGGCTTTGAAGAGAATTTTGATTTTATTAAGCTCCTCAAAAAAGAGGAGCTTTCAAAAACAGGACAAAACCTAATTGAGTACATCATCTCGGTGGATATGACCAAACACCTTGGGATGATGGAGCGCAATAAAAAAGGTCATGAGATCCGCAAATACTACATCGAGCAAGAGGAATTGGCTCGTCAACTCAAAGATGGGCTACAGGTACGCATTGGCAAGCTTTCAGCACAACTTGAGCTGATTACCCAATCTCTGTCAGGCGCAGCAAGCTTTCTATCAATCCATGGTAAGCAAACAAAGCCAGCTATGCTTAAAGAATTGGATGATCTGATTAAGGAAGCGCAACCATCCTTAGATTTTGATGAGGATAAAGATAATGACAAATAATCTTCCTGCTTACATTGTGGTGGAGTGCAGACCAAGCACAGAAGAAGATGGTTATGCAGATGTAGTTATTAATGATGAAACTTATATTTTTACTAGCATAGAGCCTGTAGAAAGTATCAAGGAGGCAATATTGCTAACCATTGATATTAGCCGAATTAACCCGGATCACAAGCATATTGTTCTTCATCATGAAAGCCTGCAAAAGCTGCTAAATGGTATTCATGGTCAAATTTTAGATGAGTAAATCTTCCCCAAAATCCAACGCCCTCAATTCGAGGGCTTTTTAATGCCCGAAAATTAAGGAGAACTTAGATGAGTTCTGGTGCACGTATAAAATTATATTATGCTGAAGAGCAAACCCCAGAAGTTTTACCAACCACACCCGTTTGGAAAACTGTTCGTCGTGTGACTGATGGTCTAACTGAAAACGTCACTACAGAAACTTCAAGCAGTGTTGCAGATACCCGTTTCCGTCAAGGTGGTTTCGCTACTGAAGCAGAAGTTGTGGGGAGCTTAGAGACTGAATTGTCCGTTGGTCTGTTCGATGACTTCTTATCAGCTGTAGCAATGAATAACTGGGCTAGTGATGTTCTTAACTTTGGCGGGAACGTTCGAAAAACATTTACCTTCGTCAAAGTATATGAAGACATTAACCAAGTATTTATTTACCGTGGTGTGCGCTTCAATGAATTTACGATGTCGATTGCCACTACAGGCAAAATCACAGCTACATTTGGCTTGATGGGTACTTTGTTTGAACGCACAACTACAAACCCTGTAACTTCACCTTTACCTGTTCCTGATTTAGTGCTTGTTTCGGCGCTTAACGTCGGTGATCTTAAAGTTAATGGTGAAACAGTTGTCGGAACTGCTTGTATGCAGTCTCTTGAATTGACCATTAACAACAATATGGAAGCAATCCGCTGTATTGGCTCTCGGAAGCTCACTGCAACGTTATATCTTGAAAAGATTGTCGATATCACAGTCAACACTCAGTACATGTTCTCGGCTCAATCGGCAGCCTATATCGACTTCATTAAAACCCGTGACACCATGCCGCTAGAATTCTCTATTGAAGATGATGCAGGTAATGGTTATGCCTTCCAGTTCCCACAATTGGAAGTGGCTGAAGCTAATCACCCTGATGGCGGTGGAGAAGACACCATCACAGTCGACATTAACTACAACCATATTCGCGTATCGCCGGTTATTACTCGTGTGATTGCGCCAGTTACACCTTAATACTGATTTGGCAGCTTTATTGCTGCCTTCTTATTTGGAGATATAACATGGCTCTTGAAGTCAATATTCAAAGAAATAAAGACGTTAGTTTGTGGCGCGAATATAAAGATGAAGAAGGTAATGTACTTGCTGAGTTCAAGATCCGAGGCATTGGATATAAGCCTTATCAAGTAGCTTTAGAACGTGCGAATAACCAAATCACAGCTAAAGGATTTGATGTTGCTAAAGCTTCATCCGATGACAAACTCTTTCATGAATTACTATTGGAAGCAGTTGCATGCCATTTAATTGAAGACTGGAAGGGTGTTGTATTTGTCGAAGAAGGTCCTAATGGCGAACAGTTAAAGTCCGAACCTGCATACAATGCAGAGAACGCTACGAAATTGCTTAACATGGGCGATTTAGGGGTTTCTATCTGGTCCTTTATTCGAACTGAATCAGAAAAGATTCAATCAGATGCAAACCAATATCGAGATGATGTTGTGGGAAAGTCACAACACTCTACACCTACGCCAACAAGTACGCGAGGCTCACGGACCACGAAAAAAAGCAAAGAGAAGTCCTTGGTGTAAAGCTTCCTGATGCGCCTGACTATTCTTATGTTGCTAATGCCATTCTGACTGCATATAACACCATTGCACGATCTAGACGCTATGAACAAGGTGTTCCTCTGGCGCTAGATATTTCCGCAATTAATGCTTATGTTGAGCAATACGACTTACCAGTTGAGCGTTACATCTTTAATGACTGTATCTTTACACTCGACGATATGTTCTTGGATGAGGCGCATAAGAAGGAGAAAAAGGTTGCAAAACGAAAAACTTAAAACTACATCATCTCGGAAGTATCTTATAAGATAAATATCTAATAACTAAATGATATTTCTATTGATACTTTTTGTAGTTTATTCCTATGTAATTGTGATGTATTCTACTTGAAATAGGTGCTTGTGACTTGCATAAGTAACGTTAGGGAGACTGTCATGTAAACTTAAAGATTATTTATAATCATCAATGTTTCTGATTGAAGATATGGAAATCTATAAGCGGTCTAAAAAACTTATGTTTTAGATCGCTTTTATTTTAGTGAAGGGTTTTAAAGATTAGTTACATCCTTTAATATATTAT